AGTACGCTTTTACCGTGGTACTGATCCTTGAGGTGATAAGTCTGGTTTTTACCCTGCCTTGCTCCTTCTCCCTGGTGTCCTTGATTCCCTTGATTACCCTGTGGTCCTTGATCTCCTGTTTCTCCGGGATCACCCACTCCACCCTGATAGCCTTGAGGGCCTTGCTCACCGGTTTCGCCCTGTGGTCCGGTGTCCCCCGGTATTCCTTGAGGTCCGGCAGCGCCCTGATCGCCCTGCTCGCCCTGGTCTCCTTGATATCCTTGTGGCCCCTGATCACCATTAAGTCCGGGATCACCCTGCTCACCCTGGTTACCCTGTGGCCCGGATTGTCCCTGTGGACCCTGGTCGCCCTGTGGACCCTCCTCTCCCGGAGCGCCAGGAGTTCCCTGATTGCCTTGGTGTCCCTGCGGTCCCATCTCTCCTTCCTCTCCTTGTACACCCTGGTCACCTTCTTCACCTTGATTACCCTGATTGCCTTGGTTGCCTTGAGCTCCCTGATCTCCTTGTTCCCCTTCCCCCTCTGGTCCTACTACTCCTTGATTGCCCTGAGTTCCTTGTGGGCCCATTTCGCCTTCTTCACCCTGTGTTCCTTGATTTCCTTGTTCGCCCTGAGCGCCCTGTTCACCCTGCTCACCCTGTGGGCCCTGGGCTCCGGTATCACCCTGTGGCCCCTGAGCTCCTTCCGATCCTACCGTTGTGGTTGTTGAAACGCCCGTATCTTCACCATCTACTGTGGTAAGTGGCACGTCGCTCCAAGACAGGGTAATATCACCTGTGATAATTTCTCTAAGATGCAGCTTGACCCATGAGCTCCGGTATGATTTCTCATAGCTTGCGATCTTATATGCCTTGCTGTTAAATTGTATGTAGTTTATATGTATTATATTATCTGATGGGTCTTTCACGTCAATGATAAGGTATTCGCTGTATCTTTTCCGGCAGGTCAGGTAATTAAGCGCGTATATCTGCAATAATTTAAGCCCGTCGGTTTCGCCTTGCCTGTCCCATTCCTCCGTAACAGCGCCATCATACACGATACTGGCAAAATCGTTGAGGTTAGCGCTGTCGCCGAAATACATATCTATGGCTTCTTCCTGGCGTATCTTGCCCTGATCGCTCTCTGCTTTATAAAACCTGTCGAATGCGATATCGGTTACACTCTCATCGTCTATAATAATTTCCCTTGTGCATTCAAAATTGGTAAGGTAGCATGTGTAATCGCTGGTGTCGTCATTACTTCTTATCTCAATCTTGAAATTGTAATTCTCGGCCACGCCTATTGTGCCTATCATCTTCCAGTCGCCCGATAGCGGTGATTCATATTTTATAAACGAGTTTTGGAACCTCACCCAGTCATACTGCACATATTCTGTCCCGTCTTTTATGACGGTAATCCTGAACTCTGGGAACTCTTCTGTTACAATAGCGCCGTCTGTTTTGTAATCAAACTTTAACTTGATATAATCATTGTCTGTGATCTTCGCCACATTGGCACCTACATCAAGTGTGATATATCCATTGTCGTACGGGAGGGCTGCATTATGCTCGGCCTCCATTTCAAAGCCGCTATTAAATGTAAATTCTGAGGTGTAGTTGCTATCATCCCATACATCCGGGTCGTCATATTCCTGCAGATCCGTAACTATTGAACCTCCGATATTCCTGTTATAAAGGGTCATTCCCATCTCCTTAATAGAGGGCAGGTATGACATATCGGCTGATCTCCTGAAATTATAAGTATCGATATTTACATTGTCACCCGATGCTGCCCGGTTGCCTACAAGTGACAGGTCGCTCCACAGGTAGTTATAATAATAGGTGCTCTGCTCGTATCGATGCACCACGTAGTAAGCATCTGCATACTTCATAAGTACGCAGTCGTACGGCCTTAGCGTTTTCTCTATAACCGTAAGGCAGTCATCTATCTCGGTCTTTCCGCTTTTCACCCTGTAAAAGCGCCGGGTATCGTGAGTGCAATACTTGAGCGCATTGTGGTTATCTGTTGTCATGCCGTCGGGCTTGGTGCCGAGCTTGACCGTGATATTGTCTTCAAAGCCCAGGTTATCTAATGCGAGCTTTAATATCTCAAGTGGTGTTTTTCTGCCCGTTATGAATGATCCGCTATCTGTAAACTCAAAGTCTTTCAGGTCTTTCAGCGCATCGGTGGCAGAGAAATAAAGGTGCAGGTTACTTTCAAATACGCTTTTATTAAGGTTCTCCGGCATGAGGTAGCCTTCCCATATAAGGGTGCTGGTGTCATCGTTATAAAACTCAACAACAAATTCCCGGTATGTGCTTTCAAAAAGTGGGTCATAAGCACTCTCGTTAGCTCTTTTGGCCAGCACAAATTCAAACAACAGTTCCGTTCCGGTGACAGCGTTATATTCATCCCTCTGTGATGCCAGTGATCGCAGCTGCAGTGGATCGGCTCCCATCTTGTCAGGGGTGGTCACGCCATCCGGGGCGGTCCAGTCCTCGTCGAATATATCCACCCGGTAAGTAACGCCGTTGTAATTTTGAAACTGTTTGCTGTACTTATATGCCATTTAGAAGCTCCTTTTATTATATGATTCGCCCTCATTAAGTATGAATAACAGGTCGCCACGGCTCACTCTTGCGGTCAGCATCCCGCCACGGCCGCCCTGCCCCATCTGTGATAGCTGTTTTGCCGTGCCTATGTATTCAGGGTTCGATGCGCTTATACCTGCTGCTTCACCTACAAGGGCAAGGGTCGGGCCTGATACCGCTCCTCCCTCGGCAAAGTTGGGAATAACGGCATTAAACAGTGCTGCCGCCGCTCCTCCAGCCACTCCGGCAGCAACCAGATTAAATGGGAACGGAACGTCTTTTAATGCATTCGATACAGCACCTGCCACCCCCTCTGCTATCTTGGCCGCTATTATTCTCTTTGCCGTGCTGAGCGCTACCTTTGCATAGTCCTTAAGCGAACTTATTCCCTGGCTTGACGACTGCACCATTGCATCACCCATAGCGAGTGCCGCCTCCTCGATGGCTGTCAGTCCTTCAACGATAGATGAGTCCGGGGCCATGTTGCTCATCCCCGGATCAAGCTGCGTAGTATCAATGCCGCTTACTCCCAGGTCTACTGCTGTCTGCCCCTGTATGCTCTCTGGTATTCCTCCTGTAATTTCCTGCCTTAATTTCCCGGTAGCCTCTGCCAGCCCAAGTGTTTTATCAATGGCTTCCTGGTATGTTGCTATCTTTGCTTTTATTGCCTCGGCATCTTCGGTATGGCCTACCTTTACTTTTTTCAGATCTTCCTGTAGTTTTTTAATAGCCTCCTCATAGTCACCCACCGTTTTCATCTGGTTTACAACAACGGCATTCTCTTTCTTTTTAATCTCGATAGCCTTTTCGTAAGTAGCTATTTGTGACTGCAGGGCTACTGCTTCATCTGACTGTTGGTCCTCAAGTTTGCTTAAATCAAGGGTCAGCATTTCGATCATTACCTGGTAACGCTCCACGCTGCCGACTGCTGCTTGCTTATACCTATTGAGCATCTCCTGTCGCTTGATGCCCTCGTTCATCATCTTGATATTTTCCTTGCCGGCTTTAGTGTGTTTTGCCAGTTGCCAGGATACTCTCTCAATCCATGAAGCCTGCTCCTGTATGTAGTCGCTTGCCATGAGTTCATTAAAAGCAGCGAGTGCATCGGTCACATCCTCAACAACTCCTTTCAGTCCTGACATTGACCCTTTGAAGGCATCGGTATTGACAATCATCTCACCAACCTCTTCCTTCATGTCACCGAAAGCATTAGTTAACTGCTTTGCCGGGCCAAGTCCTTGCCTGGCTTCCTCTGTTACCTGGTTAAACATATTACCGAGCAGCTCATGCGCTTTGGCTGTCATCTCGGCCTCATCCTCTATGGATCGCAGCGTAGGCAAGTATCTTCTGAGCATTGTCGCATCTCCGCTCTGCAGGGCAGCTGTGTATCTGATTGCCGACTGTTCATTCATTCCCATTGCTTTAGCCAGGGCAATGGCTTCCTTTACGGCTGTCTTTGCACTTTCCCCTGTTATGCCCATGCTCTGAGCCACGGCCAGCATGTCGAGTGTGGTTTCATCACCAACGGTAGATATCTGCTGCAGTTGTGAGGCCCATCTCTTGTACTCAATCATGGTGCCTTCAACAGCTTCACCATTAGCCCTTACTGCTGTTTCCAGCCTCTTCTCTGCCTGTATCTGTGCATCGAATGCCTTAAGGGATGTTGAAGCAAATTGCAATATTTTCTGCACGGAAAACGCTGCAGCAATAGCACCACCAAACTTCATAAGTGCATTCTGTAGCTTCTTTGTCCTGCTCTCTACCTGCTGTGTTTTACGGTTAAAGTCCTTATTGTCAGCAGTAAATACGCTCTTATGTTCATGCTTTGTGCTCATAGTCAATTCATTTTACCGTATTTCTCCCATACTCTGTCAAGCTCCTCCTCTGTCATATCCTTGCTTTCAATCTCTCCTATCGGCAAGTACTGGTATTCATCCACATGGGTCCTTGTTCCTTTACGCCATATCTCGTATGCCACCCTCCTGAACTTTCGCCACTGGCTCTGGTCTTCTGCCCTCAGTGACAACATAAGCCTGTGGATCTGTGCAAACGACAGTTTTAAGAGGTCGTCTTCACATATTCCGGCTCGCCATCCCGCGACAAAGAGGTCTTCCCATGTTGTTTTTTTTTACTATCATCAGAGCCCTCTTCGCTCTTTGGCGGTGATGCCTCGGCCATCGCTTTGTTGATCTTCTGATATTCTGACATGCGGAGCTTTGCCATTATCCTTTTCATCTTCTTGTATGATATGCGGTAGCTCCTGTTTTTCTCGGTCATATACGAGCGGTAAGCGCACCACACAAATGAAGGAAAGTACTCCTGCTTGTCGATATTATCAAGGTCATTGATATCCACGCCGTGCATCTCGCACAGAAATAACACGGCATGAGCATCAAATCGCAGGCCGACGGTTCTCAGTCCTGTTTTTATATGTGTGACCATGCTTAGCTTATTTCACCTGTTCCGATAAGAGTAGTTGAAACCTTCACATACGATCCGGCAGTTCCACCAGTAACGGTAAGGTTTGTTATATATGCCAACCCTGACCAGCTTTTGCCTGTCTCTAACTCTGCTATTACAGTTAATTCAGTTTGAGCCATCTGCGCTGTCAGAGCGTCATCAAAATCTGCCTTGCCTTCGGAAACAGAATTGTTATACCAAAAATCCGCTGACAAATCCCAATTATTAGTTGTTGGTAGATTTTCTGCATGATTGCCGCTATCAGCATCTGTCACCTCTTCAGTGTCAGTGTTGAAATTGAATGTCACACTGTCGGTATGCGCTAACATGTCGCCGCCAATGTAAATTCTTACGTTGTTACCTTTAATCTTTGCCATTTTTACTTAGTTTTAAATTATAATTCATCTATCATTGTACGTATTGTAAGTACCTTAGTTATGATTAACCTGCTGTTATCATATGCGGTTTCATACGAAAGGTTTACCAGCGAGCATCCCATATCCTCAAAGTCATCCATTTCAATGTTTATGTCCCTGTCATCTTCCGTTACTCCAAGTGATATAAGCAGCTCCATCACATCATCCATAATGGTGTCGCTTTGCTTTGAGCCGAAGTCATCTATCTCGCCCTGGTGCGATGTCACCACCTGAATATCGGTAGTCACCACCTGCGTGTGGGTGTCGTGATCGCTTTCCGGGGATGAGTTCATCCTGAGTATTTGTATGTACGGCGTCTCCTGCTCCCACCCGGCATATTCCATAACCGGGACAGCGCTGCCATCGTATGTGACATTTCCGTTTAATGCCTCGTACAGTCCTTTTCGATATTGATAAAAGCAATCCTTCATCGTCTTGAGTGTTTACTGAATATATCCCTCATCTTCCTGTCAATTTCATCCGTGAGCTTCTTCCGGTTAATAAAGAATGCCGGGTAGAGGTATGGCTGCGATGGTGTATTAACCTGCCTTATGCCTTTACCTTTAAACTGCATAGCGTATTCACTGAGTTCTCCGGGCACGTTAACCAGCAGTCCTGTCCCGAACTCCACGTATGGCGCATAATTAGCACTGGCAACAATCTCACCTGTCATGCCGCTTACTTTTGTCCTTATGCTGTTTTTCAGCCGGCCATGATCAACAGGTGCGAGGCTCTTAGCTCCACGTGAGGTATTACGGGCAGCCACATCAATCTCCTTCTTGATCATCTGCTCCTGCTCATCACGCACCTTGCGAATGCTTCGGGCAAAGCCATTGTCATCATATTTATACGCTACTTTCACTCTTGCAAATTAGTTTTGTATATTGTCTTCCCACATACACGCTCTCAATAACCATATCTATATCACCATAAACGCCTTTATATCTTACCAGGTAATCCCTTTCGGGCTCGCGGTCGTGATCTGTTCTTATATGCACCTCATAGCCCTGGCTTCCTCTGAGCTGTTGAAACTGCATACCCAGCAGTCCGCTCATGGGTTTGACATTGGCATACATCTCGGCTATCAGTGTAAGTACTCCGGGCTCTTTCCCTCCGGCTCCGTCACTTGCGGCCGCCCGCTCATAGAAATATATGTATTCGTTTAGTATCATGGGTTGCGCGTTAACAGTTGTATTTTTCTTTTGATCATCTTTGGCAGCTCGGCGTTAATGCCTTTATCAAACCAGTATTCTATAACATCAAGTATGAGCCTTTTCATGTCCGGCGGCGTGGGGTCATAGCCTGCAGAATAGGTGTAGATATAATTGCCATCACTGTCAGTGCTGTCTGTTACCGTTCCTATCACGGGACCGAATGGCAGCTCCCAGTCTTCAAGTTCCAGAACATTGGTAACCTTTAGGCTTCTTTCGCTTACCGAGCTATCTGTCGCCCTCTCAACAAACCTTCGGGCATCTGTTATCATATCTTCCAGATCACTATCGTGTGCCGTGCCTGTTATCCTCAGCGCCGCCTTTACCTCTGATAAGGTGACCGGTTCTGTTGTTATGTCGGTTACTATCTCTATAATCATATCTCTGTTATTAATGGTTCGTATGTCGGCTCGTCAAGCAGCTCCACATATCCTTTCTTGTGAAGGTTGTAGAACGCCTGCCGGTTTATTTTCTTTACCTCGCCCTCCTGGTATAGCCTGCAGTATTTACGCAGGAACCTTACCTCTACCTTGCTGTTATCCCTTAATACCTGCAACTCTGACACGCTTTCGTTATTAACAAGTTTATTAACAACGTCGCCGGGTATGCCTATGTCGTGTATTGTTCTGTCTGTCGATCTCCACGGCGGTCCGGGCTTACGGAAGTGCCTCCTCCTGTTCAGGCTCACGGTGTTTGCTCCTGTTGTGGCCACGCAGGGCAGACGGACCTGGTCAATGTACTTATCACTAATAAATTCGCTCATCCATTTATGCATACCGTTATTGCGATGGCTATCCGGTGCTTTACGTAGTATCTCTGTCTTGAGGGCTATATTAAACCCGGTTTTCCATTTGTTGTGCATCATCAAATAGTCAAACTCTATCAGCTTCTTATCGGGTATGCTGTAATGCCATGCATAGCGGCTGTCATACCAGGGCTTGCCGTTTATCAGTTCAACGGTTCGCTGGATCCTCAAAGGGTGAGTATAATCATCACTGTCATGCAGGATAAGGAGGCTGCCACGTGCCTGATCTGCTATGTGCTTCCACTTGGTTGACAGATCCACTCTTTTACCCTGGTTGATATAGAGTATTCTTTCGCATCCGGCATCACGCAGCCTTCTTTTGTACTGGTCGATAAATTCCCGGCCCACGTTATTTGCTCCGGGGCATTCCATGACTATGTATTCCCAGGGCACGGTTGTTTCCTGCCTACACAGGCTTTCTATTGACAGCCAGAATATATTACCGTTATTCCACGTCGGTGTACCTACCGTTACAAGGCTATCACTCACCTTATCGGCCTTATCTTTTCTGAGCACCTGTGGAGCCTGTAGGTTTTCTATCTCCGGTGTTTTGCCGTGGTGGTTCTTTCCACCCTGGGTGCCGGTAAGTACTTTATCCACCCACTTAACCTCCAGTTTCTTACTCAGGTACTCTATCACATGGAAGTCACCGGCCGGTCTTGCTTCCCAGGGAACGGGAAGGTGCTTGCTGTGAAATAGTATGCCTATGCCCGATACCTGTCCTTTCTTAATTACTTTACCGAAGTGCTTTTCATTGGGAGCAGTCCATGAGCTTATTCTTACCTTCCATATAAGCAGCTGATCCTCGTGGTCGATCTCGGCCACCATCTCCTCTACTGAGGTGTCACGCATCAGCATATCATCGTCATCCAGGTACATCACCCATCCGGTCTTTACCTTTTTTGCCAGATCATTTAGATGCAGGTTCCAGGGCAGGAATTTGCCCTCCTTCTTAGTGAGTTTAATAGCCTGTGGGTAGTATGTGCATTTCTCCTGGCATCCTACTATATGGTTTATCTTCATCGAGCGGTCATTGAACTTACCCTCTCCCTTAATGTAGGTCTGTGACAGCACGCTCTCCTGGCATTTGGCAAAGCTCCTGGGCCTTCTGAATGTCCTGGTCAGTATATTTATTACCGGGTCGATATTTCGCTCGCTTATCCAGTTGTGGTCGGGATCATACAGGCGCATATTACCCACCTTCTGTATGCCCTTGCTCTTTAACCGGGCATTGGTGACGGTGTTTTCATGCTGTATCCACTTGCAATATCCTGTCTTTAATATGAATACCTTGTCCGCATACCTGTATAGATGACCGTGGCTGCCCTTATAAACCGGATGGATAGGGTCCTTCTGACATAGCGACGAGAACATGCTTATGCGCTTTTCGTGATATGCCGGCACGTTCATTGCTTTCATTGACGGGTATTCAACCTTGATAGGCTGAACGTGGATAATAAAGCTATCGTGATAGCGTATCTTATCCTTGTATAATTTCTGTATGGCCTCGATATAGTCTTCCCTCATCCAGTCGTCAAAATCATGGCGGGTCTGAATAGTGTACCCGTATTTTTTTGGCACCTCCCTGAACTGATCTATGCCCTCGGTGAAGGCAGTAAAGTCCATGCCTATCCTGGTGCGCACATACTCAACGTCTTCCTTTCTGATAAGCAGGCCGAAGTCAAAGTCTTTACAAGTCTGGTTTTTCAGTTGTGGTATGAATGTTTCAAGCGCGATATCAATGTACTTATCCATTAATTCACGGCTGTCAAACCACAGTCTGCTTATTACGAGGTGCTTCATTTTCTGCTGTAATTCTGTTTATAACTATCACTTAATCTTCTGTCTGCATCCTTATCAAATGTAGGGTTTCTTTCCCACATCCTCAATAATATTTTATCATCTCTGGCGCTCAGTTCCCTGGCCATCTTCTTTCCTTTTCGCAGCGCCTCAGCGCATAAAGTCCTTATCTTATCATCCTTCTCACTGTCTCCCTGTACCTGGTCATTTATCCGGCGTATGACCTCACATAGTGTCACCCACCTGCTCGCTGTTCTCATTGTCATAATAAAGCCATTTATCACCTATGTCAATATGCTCTTTCATCTGCCTATGCACTTTATCCATATCCTTCCTCCTTCGTTCTCTGTTTATTACCTGTGGTAATGCTCTTAGTTTAAACCAGGGTATAGTTCCGGGTATATGGTTATTGGATATGGTCCTTCTCCCCATCAGGGCCATCTCAATAATTGAATTACTCAATCCGTCATGGTCCAGGAGCCTTATCCCTATAAAACATTGGCCGTATATGTCAATTAACTCTTCCCTGGTATAGCTGTTATGATATGCATAAATAAATTTATACTTCACATTATTTTCAAGGTATTTGAGCGCCTTAACCTTATATTGCTGCTCCTTACCCTTGCTTCCGATATAGCAATATACCTTATTGCCTTTCTCCTGGGGTGTTATATCCAGGGGTGTAGGTGTGACAGGGATGATCTTACTACTTATCCCTTTTGTTTTCAGGGTATCATGTATCTGCTTATTCTTTGCTATATTGACACATCCTGAACTTATCACTTTGTTTATCCTATCGCCTATTGCTATCCGGGCATCGGTACCACACCAAAGAACGTATATTTTATTTTTATAGCCGGTCAGAAACTGGTAATCTTCCGGCCTGTAAAGTCCGTACATCACAATCGGCTCGTCAGGGTTATCATAAAGCCTCAGATCAAACTTACTGAGCATCTTATCCTGAAAGGCTTTAACCGATGAGCTGAATCTTATCTGGTTGATCCTATCCACGCCTGCTCAGCTCTTCCTGTGCCAGTGCTACTGCTCCCTTGCGGTAGTCAGCCTTCACAATATCCAGCAGGTCATCATCTGATAGTTCTTTTACTTTACCGGCCAGTTTGCTTAACGAGATATCAGTAAAGTCCTTTGTCTCGCTCGGTGCGAACTTCTCCTCCTTTGTCTCGATAGGAGTTTTCTCCTGTTTCACCTCAAGGGGTTCGGCTATACCCATCTGAATGAGTTTGTCGATATGCTCGGCGCGTCTTGTAATTACATGACCTACCCGATGTCCCGGTATGGCTTTCAACAGTTTGGCTTTTGCCAGCTTATGAGTTTTCATCTTTTTCCTTCTCATTGTTAAAAAATGTTAAAAGGGAGGCGACACGTGGCCGCCCACCTTTGAATTAATACTATGAGCTCGCACCTGTCTGCAGAACACAGATGCCTGTGGGTTGCACGATGGCAAAGCCCACACGCTTGTGGACGCGAAGTGCTACCATGTCCTGTTCAGCCAGGTTGATGAGTTCGTCATTGTCATCATACACGCTGGCCTGATCGAGCAGCTTCACACGAATACCCTGCTTGTCTCCGTAAACGCAGCATTTCTGCAGGTTTCCGAATATCAAAAATGGGTAATCGGCATCACCGTCATCATCACCAACAGCCGGGAGGGCCTCAACAGGCACAACAGGATATCCCCATAGCCTGTACTGGCCGGCCTCTTTCGGGTCCTGCACCATGTATGAGCCTTCCTGGTCACCTGCGGCCACAGCACTTGAGCGGTACCTGCGGAGCCTGTCAAACATACTCCTGTGCATGTAGTACTTCGCTCCGGCAACTGCACCTTCGGGTATCTCGGCAACCATATCGAGCAGATCATCAGGAGTGGTGTCTTCCATTCCCTCAGTTGCATCAAGCTGCAGAGTAGCAACGTTGGTATCGTTCAGGATGCCGGTCCAGGGTGCTCCTGCTCCTGCAAAGAACTGATCGTCTTCCTCGGCTGCGATAGCTTCACCAAGCAGCTGTCCGCACCATGTGGTGAGGTTGATGGCTGCATCTTCCACTATCTCTTCAGTCATTATGACCATAGCAGCAACAACCTTAAGTGTCTGCTCAACACGTGAGGTAATTGGCTTGGTCTTGGGCTTGGCTTCACCTTCACCCACCCAGTCAACTACCACGTTGGTAAGCAGCGTGGGTATATACCTGCTATTGCCGGGTCCTGAGAATGGTAGGTAGCGCATCTCACGCCTTGCCACACCACCGGAAACGGCAAACCTGTTCACCTCGGCAAGCAGTAGCTGAGGTATAAGATATGACCCCTGGCTGGCATCACCACTCAGGGTATCACTACCGTCACCTGTCTGCATCACCGGCTCAAGGTCGGCTTTGAGTTCTTTCAGCTTCTTCTCAGTCTCCTTGATGCCATCCCTGTCTTTGCGAAGGAA